GTGAAATAAACGATTACTTGCTTCATATTTATTACTTTATCATTGATTTTATAAAACTTTTATTTTTTAGTGCCTGTAAAGTATCTACCATTACACGATCAATCGTTAAATTATTTTCAATTGCGTACTCTACGCATTTTTGAATTATGCTATTATTAGTAAACATAGTATTGTCAAACTCCGCATAAATGTAATCGCCGTAATTATTTTTAACATACGCAAACATCACTTACAATACTTTCTTCATTAATCGATTTTTGTTTTTTTAAAAAAAAAGTAAAACATTACAAATATAAACATTTTACTAATACAAACTAACCATTTTGATACTTTTTTTATTTCAAAATAAGCAAATTTACAAAGTGGAATTATTGTACACAATAGATGCCAATGCCGACGTTCCGATTATGCTAATTGATAGGCATATTGGATATAATGAAGAAGATGGCGAGGGTATTTTAGGAGATAAGTTTTCACGTGAATTAATGTTCCTTGACACTCTTAACAAATCATTAATTCAAATTTGGATTAATTCACCGGGCGGTGCAGTTACCGATGGGCAACAAATCTTTAATACTATTTTAAAAACTAAAACTAAAGTAGATACTCACAATGTTGGTATGTGCGCTTCAATAGCATTTCCTATTTTTTTGGCAGGTCGTAACCGTTATATGATGGACAATGCAATCGCAATGATGCACCCAATTAGCGGAGGAACTGATGAAACACGAAAGGTTTTTGAAGAAACTGTTAATACAATGCTTGTAAGCCGTTCTTTTTTATCGCCCGAAAAAATAAAATTAATGATGGATGCCACAACTTGGTTAGACTCCAAGCAATGTGATGTGTTAGGTCTTTGCGAAGTTGAATATTCAGCAGAAATGAATAAGCCACGCAAAAACAATGATGTTAAAGAGAGTTGGATTACTTATAAAAATGTACTTAATAAATTAATAGATACAAAAAAACCAAACATAATGAAACAAGTAACAAATAAATTAAACCTTAACGAAGCGGCTAATGAAGCGGCTATTGTTGAAGCAATCAGTGCGATTGAAAATAAATTTACCGATAAGGAAAAAGAAGCAAACGCTTTAAAATCAAAATTAGATAGTTTATCTAATGATTTCAATGAGTTACAAGACAAGTATAATAAAATTTGTGATGAAGTAAAAGCAGAAAATGAAGCTAAAGAAATAGCTAATAAACTTGCTATTGTAAACAAAGCCACTGATTTAATTACTAACGCTGTAAAGGTTGGCAAAATTAAAAACGATGCCGAAGTTATTAAAACTTGGAACGAACAAGCTATTGCTAATTATGATGCTACTAATAAAATACTAGAATCACTAACAGCTACTATTAAATCACCTGTTGTAAATTCTTCAAATGATTTAAACGAAAAAGCATTAACAAATGTGGTTATAAATAAAATGATTGAGGTTCAAAACAAATTTAAAAATTAAAAACGTAAAACAAAAATAGAATGGCAGATATATTAGACATACAAGACACAACATGGAGCGGTCCAGCCGCATCATATATGTACACTCGTGCAGTAGTAGACGCAAAAACAATCGAGGAAGGTTGTATTTGGGTTGAGGACGGTATTCGTAAACGCAAAACAATACCTCGCATTGAAGTTTCGGATTTTATGCAAAAAAGAGCAGCTGTACCAATATCCAAAGGTAAAGTTACTGTTGATGGTGCTGTATTAGAGCCACAAGATGCAATGCTTTATTATGAGTTTAATCCTCGTAATTATGAAACGCATTTTTACGCAGAGCAATTACAACCTAAATTGTTAGGTCGTGAATTACCAGTTACCGCAGAAACATTTATGGTTATGCAAACTATGAAGCGTTTAAATGAGTTTTGGGAAACTTCAATTTGGAGAAGCCGTAAACAATACGACCCTGATGGTGCTGCTATTTTACCAAGTGCAAAAGGCGAGCCAGCAACTGGCACACCGCTATATGATACTGATGGAACTCCAGCGGCTTATTATTTTGACGGTTTAATTAAAAAAGCGTTAGATAACGCAAATACAATTTCTGTACCTACACCAGCAACATTAGTGGCAGGTACAGCAGGTGGAGGACAAGAAAACATTGGAGATGCTTTACTACGTTGTTTAAAATTAGTACCTAAAGCGTTATTATACAGACGTGGTAAAATGGGTTTAAAATTCCAAATGAGTTATAACACTCGTTTAATTTATGAGGAATTTCTAACAACTACAACTGTTTACAAAAATAATAACACCACTGATAAGTCTTTGGATTTATATAAAGGTTATGATGTTGTGGCTTTGCCGGGTATGCCTGATGATACTATTGTTGTTACAATTGCAACGCCTGATATTGAGTCTAATCAATGGTTAGGAATTAATTCAACCGAAGATAACACTTTGCAATTACAACGTTTACAAAACAATGCTGAATTATTCTTTGTAAAAGGGTTATTCAAAATTGATGCTCAAATCGGATTTGCTGACCAATTTGTATTGTACACAAAATTAACCGCATAATTATTATTAATAAAAAAACATAAAAGATAAAATGAAAAAAATAATTTTAATTACAGTTTTAGGTTTATTTGCCTCATGTGCAATGGCACAAATTACAGCCCCTCGTTTTGGAACTACTAAAAATGATGACAATACAGGGCGCGTATTAAATTATGCGGTTATAACAACCACAGATGTTACAGCTGCAACATTAGATACCATTTTAATTACTCCAAACGCTTATGAAACTTTGGTTTGTATGAAAACTGGAACAGCAATTACTAATTTGGCTGATTCAGTTTGCTATAAATTTTCAAGTAAAACAGCAACTTACAAATTGGGAGACAGAGTTACATTTACAATAAGTAAAGGTACTGGTGCAGGTAAAATTAAATTTGGAGGTTCTCAATTTATACTTAGTACAGCTTCGGCAGCAGTTGCATTAGCGGCAAACAAATCGCTTATTATATCATTTCGTTGGAATGGTTCAAAATGGATTGAATGTGAACGTACAGTACAACCTTAGTTATGAATGAATTAAAAGAACGCTTAACCTCTGATTTAATTAGTTATGAATGAATTAAAAGAACGCTTAACATCTGATTTATCTCACGTTTCTCTAGTGTGGTTTGATGCCGATGGAAATTGGTATTTACACAAAGGCAATCGTACAGAAAGCAAAACAAAAGATGATATTTTATCAACTGGAGTTGTTGAAGTAGAAACAAAAAAGAAAAAAATTAAAGATTAATAATTTAAAGGTAAGTATAATAAAGCTTACATTTTTTTAAAACAAAATTATAATGGCATTAAACGACGTTGTTTTTATAAAAGGTCAAGGCGGTTTAGGCAGACCTTTACCGGGTGAAGACTATATAAGTGGATTTGTTTTTTATACAGCCACCTTGCCAACTGGTTTTAGTTCGTCTGATAGAATAAAGAATATATTTAGCGTACAAGATGCTGAGGCGTTAGGAATTACAGCCACTTATTCGGACGAAACAAAAGCAACAGGAACTTATTTATTTACAAACGTTGGGGCAACTGGTGATCCAGTTGAGTTAAAAGTTTTAGAATACCCAACCGCAAACAATCCAACTGGTAGCGTTTCTTTAGGTGTTTACCCACGTTTAAGCACTGATACAACAGTTACTATATTAGGCGCAAGTTATGCAGCCTTTATTAATTCGGGTACAGCAACACACGGTTATACAGCCACAGCATCAACAGGAACAGTAACAATTACGGCAAGAGCAGGATTGGGTATATTTTTAAATACTGGCACTCCATTAAGTGCTACCGTAGGGGGAACTATTGCAGGAACTGTTACTCAATTTAGTGGTGGAGCTTATTCTAAATTAGCACAATGGCACTATCATATTAAAGAATATTTTAGAATTAATCCAAACGGAAATTTATATGTAGGGTTTTATCCTGTCCCATCAACTTATGATTTTACAGATGTTCAAACAATGCAAAATTTTGCAAACGGTAAAATACGTCAATTTGCAGTTTATTGTGATGGAACAACTTATACAAGCGGTAAAGTTCAAGCGGCTCAAGCTATTGCAACTGCAATGGCAACAGATAAAAAACCTGCTCAAATATTAGTAACATTTGATTTTTCAGCTGCTTCATTAAATGCTATGACTGATTTAAGTACACTTAATTCAAACAATGTATCGGTTGTAATTGGACAAGATGGATTGAATTTAGGGTATAGATTATACAAAGCAACTGGACGGTCAATAACTTGTTTAGGTGCGGTATTAGGTGCGGTATCATTTGCAAAAGTAAGTGAAGATATTGCATGGTTGAGTAAATTTAATTTAAGTGATGGAAATGAATTAGAGGTAGTAGCGTTTGCAAACGGTGTTTTATTTAGCGCAACAACTACCGCTTTATTGACAACCTTAGATAACAGCCGTTATATTTTCTTAATGAAGCAAGTAGACTATGCAGGAACGTATGTAAATGATTCTAATTGCTGTATTTTAGAAAGTAGCGACTACGCTTATATTGAGAATAATAGAACTATTGATAAGGCGGTTCGCTTATTAAGAGTGGCATATTTACCAGCTTTAGCAAGTCCTTTAGTTTTAAATTCAAATGGAACTTTAACAGATACAACCGTTGCATACTTTGAAAGTTTAGGTAATATAGCTTTAGACCAAATGGTGAGAGACACTGAATTAAGTGCCAAATCTGTGGTTATTAACCCAACTCAAAACGTTTTAGCAACAAGTGAATTAATAGTTGCTGTAACCTTAGTTCCAGTTGGTGTAGCAAGACAAATTAAAATAAATATTAAATATTCAACAAGCATATAAAATGGCAGCAACAACAGCAGTAATAAATGGAGTTAATTACTCATGGGGCAACTTATCAGTTGTATTGTTTGGCAATATTGTAATAGGCATTAAAAAAATTGAATATTTTGCAAAACAAGATAAGGCTAATAATTATGGATTTGGGCAACAGCCAGTAAGTCGTGGTTATGGACGTTATGAATATTCGGGTTCAATGGATTTATATACAGATGAGTGGAAAAAAATAATTGCTTCAAGTCCAAATAACGACCCTTTACAGATTAGTCCTTCGGATATTCAAATAGTTTTTGCAGGTAGTAGAGTGTTGCCAAATAAAGATGTTTTGAGAATGGTTGAGTTTTTAGAAAACCCATTTACAGCAAGTGAGGGCGATACTTCATTAATGGTAACAATTCCTTTAATAATTGGTTCAATAGATAGATAGTAATGGAAATTTTAGAAAAAGCAAAAATAGAAGCTGAAGCAAAAGCATTAGAATTAAGTGCTAAATATGGCAAAGAAATTACGCCATTTGTATTTATAATTAATGAAGATCCTATAATTGGTTATATGCAAGAGCCTGACCGTTTAAGTAAGATGAGAGCGATTGATATGTATGAGGCAAGTAGAACACAGGCAGGGGACGTTATTTTAAGAACTGGATTATTGCAAGCTGAAAGCGACAAACGTATTTTAGATGAGAATTCTGCGAATGATGCAATATATTTAGGAGCGATTGATTTTGCTACAAAATTTGTAAAAATAGCGAGTGAGCAACTAAAAAAAAAATAGAGGCTTCGCAGAAACTTGTAGTTAATGGTGAGTTTGTAAAACGAGATGCTTTAATTAGATATTTTTTTCATGAGGACACAGATAAATTAAGCGAAGATGATTGGTGTACGAGATGGGAGCAATTAAAATACTGTTTAAAAATTGATGGAAAATTCAAATAAAGCTGTTTAAATACGGCTTTTTTTATTTATAAGAATGTCAGAAGAGGTTAAATTTATATTTAATATGGATGACCAGTTTAGCGCAAAGGCTAAACAGGCGGAGGCAAATGTTAGTAAATTAGAGGAGTCTTTAACTGGATTAAAGTCTAAGGCTGCCGCTGCATTTTCTATTGGCGCAGTTGTTAGATTTGGAAAATCAGTTGTTGATTCATTAAAAAATTACGAATATTTCCACGCATCTATAAAAACGATGTTGCACGGAAATATTAATATGACAACCGCCTTAGAACATCAATTACAAGATTTAGCCAAAACAACTCCATTTGAATTAAAAGATGTTCAAGATTCAACAAGGCAGTTAATGGCTTATGGATTTCAAGCAGGAGATATTACAACTACATTAAGAACATTAGGAGATGTTAGTGCTGGAGTTGGCAGTGATATTAAAGATGTTGTATATTTATATGGTACTTTAAGAACAAGTGGTAGGGTAGCTTTAACTGATGTTAATCAATTTGCTAATAGAGGTATTCCAATTTGGGAGACGTTAGCAAAACGATTAAATAAGGCGACTGAAGAAGTAAGAGAATTAGTAGG